CTGAGAAGGAACAATACAGTCTTATTTACGAGGTTACTACAGATCTCTTAGATCGTATTGAGGATAACCAAGACGGTAGTCGGGTATTTAAGAATACAAAAGAGCTGAGAAAGGAATTCGAAAAGTATTATTCGGAGGTACTAGAGGATGCGTGAACGAAACGGTTGTCGGACAGATCTTGTATTAACCAAGATTGAATTCGATGACTATATTGTCACGAGCATTCGTAAACTCCCTCTCAAAGAGTTATTTTTCATCGACGATTGGTATATCGATCGTCTCATTACAAATTGGCGACGGACATATTTAGATTCTGAGTATAGACAATATATTGCCGGATTATTGACCGTGCCTAAAGATGTGAAGATATTAGACATCGATCTGTTATTATGGTTCGTTGTCAGACGAATTGTCGATGAATTAATTATATCTTTAGCTGAGGGTTTTTATTATGATGAGATGGAGAGTGTCATTGGAGAAAGGATCCATTTCGAGCCATTTAATCATCATAAAGATGCCGTGGTAGACGAACACAAAGTTCGTTATTTTTTAGACGTGTTAGATACCGTGTATGACCGAGTTGATAAAGGTCATGACACTTTGAGCTGGATTCGGGAAGTAATTAACCCGGACTATTTAATTTAAAGGAGAAACTAAAATGAAAAAATCAATCGTATTCACAGGAACTATCGCACTTGCCCTTTTGACAGCACCAAGCGTATTGGCTAACGAATCTGATACTGTGGTAACAAAAGAAGATACTAACATCACCGTACAAAATCCGTCAGTTGAAGTAACAACATCTAACGATACTATTTACGCAGATGTTGATGTCAAAGTAAACGATATCCAAATTCCAGACGAAATTACCATTAACAAAGGTGACAGCATTACTGTTGGATTGCCTCAGGAACTGAAGCTGGTAAATAACTATACATTCCCAGTTAACAATAACGAAGGAACTGAAGTTGGTACAGCCACTGCGAACAAAGATAATAATGAAGTCACAACTGTATTCAACGACTACTTTGAATCACACCCATTAAACAAAACGTTCTCACTCGATATTCAAACTCAATGGAATGTCGAAAAGGTTAAGGAGAACCAACAAGTTGCCCTTGACTTTAACGGTCGTAAGGTTGAAACTACTACTGGTAAAGCTGGTGTTATCGGTAAGGATGAAACTCTCATGAAATGGGGTGGAGAGGACGCAGAACATCCAGGCGAAATCGTATGGGCTATGCGCGTTAACTATGCCAAGAAAGATCTTGTCAATGTTAAAGTTGCTGATACTTGGGACGAAAACCAAGAATACGTTAAGGATTCGTTCAAAATGGTAGGCGTTGAATCAAATAACCCTTGGAAAGAAAAAGAATCGGAAGCAACTAAGATCGCTCCTGTATTCCATACTAATGGTTTCACTTGGTCTGCCGATAAACTCTCAGACCAGTTGTATATTAGTTATCGTACAAAAGTCATCAAGCAAGCTGAACGTTATTTGAATAGCGTTGTACTTGGTGCAGATAACTTCAATTCACAATATCGTGATGTACCTTATCAATTCGTAAGTGGTAAGGGTAAAGCCGATGGTGAAAATAAACCAGAACCTACATTTGAGATTCCTAAGGAGTCTCCTAAAGTAGAAATCCCTGAATTCCAAGGAGGTATTCCAGGTATTCCTGAGGTACGCGAGAAACCCGAATACACAGAGCCTATTGGTACAGTTCCTAATGAGGCTCCGGTACTGGATAAACCTTACTTGCCAATTGAAGATACTCCTTTGATGCCACCTGCTCCTATTTTGGAAAAACCAGAATATCCAATCCCGGCAGAACCAGAAAAACCTAACACACCACCTACTACACCAGAAGATAAGCCTAAAACACCAGCGCCAAATCAATACGTACCAATTCGTAAATACGAAGAAAAGAAACCTGTTGTGAACAATATCCCGCCTAAGGTTATTGAAGCTGCTAAGAAAGTTGAGACACACTCTCTTCCAAATACTGGATCTAGCCTAGAACTTGCTTTGGTTACTACTGGTGTATTCCTAGCTACTGTTGGTATTGCTATTTCACGAAAGGAAACTAAATAATGAGAAGCTGGTTAAAAGATCCAGAATTAATAAAAGATACAGATTCATTTATGATTCTTGCCTTATATAAATCAATGGCATATGATTATGATAATGCAAATCTTGATCCAATCCAGAAAGCAGTGATCACATATTTGATGGTTCTATATCATCAACTCGGATTTTCAGAAAAAGCAATGGCTGATCTGAAAGAAATTTCAGAGAAATTCTGCACCAAACACGGTCCGTTGGTTGTAAATGACATGTGTACAATCATGGCTAATCCCGATTTGGTTACCGAGCAATTGGAATATTTGAAAGATCTGCAATAATCCGCAGTTTTTACATATACTATAATGAAACAAAATAAAAGGAGGACAAAGAAATGTCAAAAGAAGTTTCAAAACAAATCGAGGAAACTGTTGAAGCAGTTGAGGAAGTAAAGGACGAAGTTACTGAAGTAGTAGCTCCAGAAAAAGAATCTGAAGTGACAATTGAGGTTGTTAATGAGAAGAAATCATTTGGTGAAAAGACCGCGGATTTCATCGCTAAATACCGCAAACCAGCACTACGATTCCTAACAGGAGTTGCTCTAGGCACGCTTGCAGTCTCCATCTACAACGCTGCTAAACAGCAGGATGAAGACGATGTTATTGAAGGAGACTTCGAAACATTCGATGACGAAGACTAATTAAGTTTCAAAGGATAAGGGGTTTACACACCTCTTATTCTTTTTTGTTTTAAAAGAAAGGAGAATCTAGCGAATGAGAGTTTTAGCTGGAGCCGTTATGTTGGCAGTTATTGGAGCATTGTTGAGTGCGATGATTTACACAATGTTTATTGTATTTTTCGAACTCGATCCACGATTTGCCGTATGTTTCACCGGCTCAATTCAGGGCATTCTATTGTTCATGTGGGGATACATGGCTAAAGATAAAGCTAGTAAATAATTTATGGCAGTTATTTTGGAAGATTATGGAGTTGTTCAGGTTAAGAATCACCTACCAAATCATTTCACATTTGTCATCCCATTGGATGGCCCTCGTGATATCGCATTAGCGGATATTGCGACGGAGTTGAATGTCTATCATAATATGATGATGTTCAAGGGCGAGCGATATTATGCAGTATCCGGAGTACAGAAGCATATGGAAATGGATGATGCACGATGGATCGCAACTATAGAAAGCAGGAGAATTAATGAGTAAAAATACAAAGACGGACTACGATAAAGTCAAATTACGTACGGCTAATGTCGGAGATACTGAACTTGAAGAAAAACATATCCAGCCAGTAGCCAAAGGGCGTATTGAAAAGCCTGGTGTTGGTAAATGGTTTAGTAATGTCTTATTCGGGGAAGAAGGTTTCCGTGGAGCCGCTACGCATATGGTACAAGAAGTTATTGTACCGTCAATTCAAAACACGGTTGCTGACGTATTAGTCACAGCCGTACAACGTGCAATCTTTGGTGATGATTATATTCACCGTCGAGCTAATATAGGATCGTTCTGGGGACGTGGTAATAACGTAACCCGTATGGATACATATCGCGGTAAGCAAACAGACTACACTAAGAGCTTTGCACATCGGAATACTCGAGCTAGTAATATTGTGAATGATATTGCGTTCGAAACTCGACAAGAGGCACAGGAAGTATTTAATGTACTACTCGCAAACCTCAACCAGTATGATGTTGTTACTGTTGGGGATTATTATGAACTAACGGATAATGCTGCATCATTTACTGATCACTCATACGGATGGTCAGTATCTACTGGAGGTTTGAATGGTGCTAGAATTGTTGCTGCGCGTGGTGGAGGATATAAGATCCAATTCCCACAACCAGTGGAGGTGTAAATGGGCAATCATTGGAACAGGATTATGTCGCAGGGACTTGTTACCTCGGACATGGCCAAGCTTAAGCGTATTGTCGGTCATATGGATACAGTTGACGAGATGACATTACGTGATTTTAAGATACTTCTGGATTTTCCAGAAGACAGATTCGATCCACGGGACTTTGAATACCTATGGCTCAAATCTAAAGTTGACATTAGACCGTTACACGACGGCTCTAAATGGGAAATCTGCTGCAAATTTAAGAAGAAAGAGGACCGAGTATGACAAAGGAATGGCCAAAAGAGTTACCACCGTTTGAAAAATTGAAAGAGGTTTTCTTTAGAGGTGGATGGGATCAGGATGGAGATATGTATCACGATTCTAAATCAGGTAAAAGATTCTGGGTGGATATCATGCATGGTACAGCTGAGGAGGTCAAAGATGCGTAGTTGTTTAGGGACTTTGTTTTTATTGTGCACACCGCCATTCGGATGGTTCGTATTGGCATATCTTTGGGTTAGGGGTGATAGATAATGGTGAAATTCTTCAAAGCGTTATTGCTTTGTATACCAATAATGTTAACGCATATATTTCTATTCTATGCATTTATTTGGTTTAAGGCATTTGAAGTCTGGCCATTGGTATGGACAATAGTTTTAGTGTTCTTCTTATTTGAGCTCTCAATCTCTGCATTGGTATTGGAGGCCGCTTATGAAGGTAAACGTAAAACTTAATGTTATATTAACAATGGATGGTCTATACATAGACACATTCCATGATGTAGACAATATTTCACAGTCAGAGTGTGGTAATGTTTATACCATATCTGCTGATGGACACGAATACATATTTAAAGCTACTGATGGATTCAAGGTTTATCCTTTCTACGATATCCCAGAATTCACATTCAGTCATCAACGAAAGAAGGCTATCGATTTCGCAGTCGATAAGCTTATGGAGGAACTTTATGCGACTTAGAATTTATCCTAAAGGTGATCAGCGACCATTGTTATTTGAGAAAGTAACAAATGTGGATCTACATATTCATCAGCATGATTGGAGTATTACATTCAATCATATTGATCATATCAACAAAAACAAATCGTGTGTTGCCACAAGTCATTTTTCAAGTGTCAACAGTTCAGGACTAACGTTCTTATATGAGAATAGTGAAGATCATCAATCATTTTCAGAGAATGTTCAAATCAATCGTGGTTAAGAGAAAAGGAGAAACAAAATGAAATTACCAAAACTTAATGTAAAAGCTATCAAAGCAGGAGCTAAAACAACTTATAACACAGCCAAAATCCTTGGCAAGAAGTATGCACCGATCGCTTTAGTTACTACTGGTCTTGTTGGATATGGTATTGCGGTGTATCAAGGTATCAAATCTGGTAAGAAACTCGAAGCAACCAAAGCTAAATACGAAGCTAAAGATGCTGCTGGTGAAGAATACACTCGTTTGGACGTTATTAAAGATGTAACTAAAGACGTTGCTGTACCAGTTGCAATTGCTGTAGCGTCTACTGCTGCTATTGGATTGGGATTTGCGATTCAAACAAACCGTCTTAAAGCTGTATCTGCGGCCCTTACTGCTGTTACAGAAGAACACGCTCGCTACCGTCTACAATGTAAAGAAGTATTGGATGAGGAGACATTCAAAAAGATTGACACTCCAATGGACCAAGTAACTGTTGAAGAAGATGGTAAGGAAGCACAATCATTTGTTCCTAAGGAAGGATTGATGTACGGTAACTGGTTCAAATATTCTGCGAACTATGCATCAGATAGCCCAGAATACAACGAACAATGGATCCGTGAATCTATCCGTGTTCTTGAAGAAAAGATTGCTCGTAAGGGATTGTTGAACTTCTCTGATATGTTGGATCAATTAGGATTCGATGTTCCTAAGGCTGCTCTCCCATTCGGTTGGACAGATACTGATGGCTTCTATATTGAATACGATATCATGGAAGTATGGAATGCTGAAGAACAAGTCCATGAACCACAAATCTACGTTCGTTGGAAGTGTCCACGTAACTTGTATGCTACAACAAACTTCCGTGATTTAATCCCAGGACGTAAAGAATTAGCTTAATACAGGAGGAATCATATAATGAAACCATTGGTCAAAGTATTATTAGGTGTTGCAGGTGCAGCGGGCGTCGGTTACGGCGCCTACCGCATTTATAAATGGTGGAAGGAAGAGGAAGAGCTAGAGGCTGACGGGTTATCTTATGATGAACTCGTTGCTCAAGCCGAGGCTAAACAACTGGAAGAAGAAGCTAAAGAGCGTGAGGCTCGTATGATTGAAAACGAGAAACACCTCCGCGAATTAGAAGGTCTTCCAGATGACGGGCTAGATTGGTTCAAGACAGAAGACGGATTTATTCGTCGTACATTGAGCCCATATGAGATTAACTTTGGCCCTGAATACGATCCTCTTACTGAAGAAATCATTCAAGAAATGGATCTTGATGGAATCACAACCGAGTATATTCAGAAATTGGATGTAGACAAAACTCGTTTCTACAATTATCGTGAGGCAGATCGTCCTATCCGCGATATCGTTGAGTCTGTCGAAGACATGGCTCGTCAAATTAAGACTTTGAAAGGAGCAGATATGGAACACGATCGTCTTATTTACGATAAAAATACGTCAGATGCTTATGATTACTACAAAGCCCTCGTCCTAGATCGATATGGCATCACAGACAAATCTCTTCGCCGCGATCTCATCGCATTGTTCTCATGGGAATTCCTACCAAACAAAACTAAAGTAGGAGACTGGGGACGTCGTGAAGATATTATCTCTCGTCGTATCGAGTACTTCACATTCGGTAATACATATATTGACTTCGCATCTGTAGCTGAAGCAATCTTGGAATACGCTGATCGCTTATCCACTGATACAGGTGATATTGGTACCGTACAAGAATTCGCAGGATGGATTGTAGAGACTCTTGGTCTTGACTTCGAGTCGGATATTGACCCAGTAATCCATGATACTCTTGTCTCATATATTGAGCATGATCGTGGAAGTAAACGTGCAAATGACGATGGTACTTATGGACTCTTCCATATCTCTAAAGAAGACTACGACAAAGCCGAATCACTATATCGTGAATGCGGTGTAGCGATTGGAGATATCCTGTACGGTAAACTTGAGCCAGAGTTATATGTGTACAACATGGAGGAAGACGATGACGACGATGAATAAAATCGTCTCTGGAATCGTGCGAGGGTTTAAGAATCTTATTACTTCTTTTGCCCTCTTTATTCTTCGTAAGAAGTGGCATGAGAAATTACCAGAGGAAAGCAAAAAGAAAGTAAGCAAATGGGCTGTTAACTGGGTTTGGAATAATAAACTTATTCTAAACCAATGGGTTAAACCTAAGAAAGGTGGACACTGGTGGGATAATGTTCCAGCAGACAACCATATTGATCCGGGTATGAAGTCATATTATTCGGAATGTTATGGTGTTCTACATTATTTGATGGGCGCTGAGGAGCGCTATGACTTTAACGGTATGGTTATCCTACATAATGCCACTGGAGTACTACAGGATAAGTTGGATATGATGAGTATGCACAAATTCTTCTGCGTTAAGACTCCCGAACACAAGGATCCTCTTATTTGTGTGATCCGTGATCGTGAAGATCAGTTCATTGATTTAGAATTCATGATGGTACAGGCACCTGAGAAAGTCATCCATTGGATAAATTCCAACTGCGATATCTTCTCCATGTTCCGTCAAGAACAAACTAATGCACCAGATGTATTTACTTTCGGTGATCAAAACACAGTGACTGAAGGACTGGGGTTATATATTCCAGAGAAGATGTTCAAATAGGAGGACGCCATGGGTATTGAAAACATTGGAATCCTCAAACCATTTGGCGAACCTGATTATACAGAAGCGGCCCGCAAATACCGTGGGTCTTTTCTTATGCAGGCTCTGACAGAGTGTGTTTATTTTAAACCGCTTGATCCAGAAATCGATTTATCAAAAATTGCCCGGGGTGGGATTTTACATCGAATTCGGAATTCTCCAGGCGTAAACATTTACGTTCCTGGGTATTGTAATGTGATGGTTGGATACTTCACAAACAAGCTTTGGCGTATACCATTTCCTTATATATTGTTATCTGAGCGTAACCGCGACTTGAGAATGTTCGTATTCTCTGAAGCTGCTGCGATGAAACAATTCCTTATGGATATTCGCAACTCCAAGACTAAATTCGATAACTATATCGCAGATGGGCTTGGTAAAGGATATTTCATCTCTATCCGTCTACAACATGACAGTTCTACAAATTGTTACGTACCTCAGCACGGATACAAGATTCCATATATTAGTGGATACAAGATTCCACCACATTCAGAAATCACAGACGAGTTATTTAACTCACGTATTGACGGACGCTTTAATTGGCCAGATGTATCTGATATTGACTACAACAGTCACTACGGTATATATTCCAAAACAAAAAGCAGTCTACACTACACTCCTAAGGATTTATTACTTATGGAGCACGACATTTTAAACACATGCATTGACATTGTTAAAGGAGAACATAATGACTACAATTAAACTTGACATCACACGCGTCCCAGTATTGAAAACAAAACATTTCACAAAACAAGCAGAATTTATCAACACAATCAACCCAGGTTCTTATGGATCAAACGTATACGACCAACTCGAACTAAATCTCAACACAATGATGGACTACCTTAAATACGGTGGTAAAATAACAGTTGCTATGCTGCGCCAAATGGCTGGTAAGAAAGTCGAAACTAAGGATCATTTCTTTGGTTGGGATATTGATGTGTTGTCACAATTGACAATCTCAGACGATGAGACTATTGAATTCCCACTTATTTTCTGTAAACAACTGATGGAACCTAATTCTGATATCTTTACATATAAGCATTTAGATAAGATGTGCGCTTCACGAGCTGCTATCAATAAAGAAACTATTGCGCGTGGGGAAGCATATTTAAATGATATGCTCGAACTTGGGGCTGTAAACAAGGAATTTGTCGATCTTGTTGTAAATAAAGACATGTATAACGCTAAAACTAAATAGGAGGAACCGAGTATGGTTAAGGGCCAGGGAGTAGTTCATATTAACTATATAGATGATATCTTATCATCTGGAATGTATGGACATGCAGTAAACATTTTCTTTGATGTTTATGATTTTGATATTGATAAACGATCGAAATCGGCATATATTGATATACGGAATGGGGATTATTCTAAGATAACTTTAATTCCGCTAAGCAATATCGGTTTGATTGAATATTTTCCTATTAAAGCCGATTTCTATAAAGCATATCCACCAATTGAAGAGATGAAGGGAGACTAAAATGAGAGAAAGTAAACAATACAAAAACGGTTGCAATAACATACGCCGATGACAGTCCATTAGAATTCATTTTGTTGGTTACGGATATTAGTTACCTTGATACATATATCAAGGTCGAATACCGAGAAACTATTCATAAAGACGGTGTTAAAATTATTGCTATGCGGGATATTAAAAACATAGCAATCACCGAGCTTGATGAATTCGAAGCTAATGAAACACTTATGCGTCTTGCTGAGCAGACTGCTGGTAATGATTTTACACAAATTAGGTTCAATCCTTGGAACGGTGATAAAAGTACTGTAACAGTTACCTCATTTAGAAACATCGATCACAAAGATTTCACTTTCGAAAAAGTAACCAAGATCGAACGCAAATGGGATCATGATATATTAGGTGAAAGAATCCTTATCCATACAATCCATAAAAACGCAGGACTTGTGTGGAGTGGAATAGAGGCCATATATGTATTTGATGAGAGTGATGTTAAATCTCTTATTATCGGACGCACGGGTATGAAAGACATTAAAGTAAATGTTAACGGAGGAAAGTATGACAATGACTGATAAATTAACACCAAACACAA